ACGGAAGGGTCACAGCAGTTAGCTTGTACAGGCAATAACTGCGAGTTGTAAACTATAGGGGGCCTTAGCGCCCCTTTTCTTCTTCTGGGGCTAAAGCAGCACCGAACATGCCCATACGACCTATATTAGTAGCAGCCTCTCTTACGTCTTCAGGTGTTCTCATGGCCTTTACATCACGTACTGCCCTTGCTTGGTACTGAGGGCCTGACTCAAGCATTCCACCCTGAGGCCCACGTTTAGCCTCAACACCGGTAAGCCTTTCCATAGCTGAAATGTCAGGGTCTCCTACTACTTCTTGCTTCTTAACTCTCTGTGATTTACCTGAGCCAAGACCGAAGACTTCAATAGGCAGTACGTTAAGAAGAGAGTTGCCTCCGGGAGGATTCATCCCAAACATATCGTGTCCGTCAGAAGTCATGCTGTATACCTTATTTGCGTTAGTATCTACAGCGATGAAATCATTCATACCGCCCAAGTCCTGAGCAGTAGACCTATGGCTACTGTGCATAGCATAAACACCGTCAGAAACTTCGTTTACTTTCATGTCTTTTGCGTTATCAAAGTATTTGACTAGTTCTTTGTCTTCGTTTGTTAGCTTTCCTTTTGGCTTCTGCTTTGCTCTTAGGTACTGAGAAACAAGAAATGAAGAGCCTTTAAAACTACCGTCTTTGTTTTTTATTGTAAAAGGATCTAAGTTGTCTCCTGAGGCTTTTATCATTGCGTTTCTGTCAGCAGCGTTAGCAATGCCCCCAAGCTTACTTAGTCGTTCTTGTTTTGAAAGGTCAGGAAACACCTTCTCCATTTGGCTGTAGACACCGCCTGTTCCTCTCAAAAACTTAAGCATGTTGTTAGCTGTAGTAGCAGTACCTCTTGCTTCGCCCTGTAACCCTTCTCCTGAACCCCTACGCCTTACTACTAAAGTGGTGGCTCCGGGTGCGTCACTAACGCCGTGTATTGCCTTTAGGTGGTTTACAGCTCTATCAAGAATAATCTCAGGGACGTTAGACGTAGTAGTTAAGTTCTGTTTTATTCTGTTTGTGTCTGAAAGATCAAAGTAGTCCTGAGTGTACTTCTGCATTTCACGGGACTGCCCAAAGACAGAATCTGGACGCTCAGTCATATTTCGCATTTGAGTGTCCATAAAACCAGAGGCTAAAGCATTTCCTCTAGTTTTGTTTACGTCTCCTTCGAGTGCCCTAGTAACGTATTCATTTCTACGTCCTTTTCCTGTGCCAACTTGTCTTGTTCTGGCAATCTCGTTAGGGTTTACCATTTGGTTTAAAACTCTCCCCACCTGCGGTACTGCCACTTTAGCGGCTGCGTATGCTTGTCCTACTGGTCCCACAGGAGAGTAAAAACCGGGTATTTCCGTAGGCGTGTTCATTGCTAGGTTTGTCAACCCTGTTTTTCCTAGCTCTAGTCCTACTTTTGGTAAAGCAATTTCTGCAATGTTTCCAAGAGCTTGTGCTTGTCTAGGGTAGTCTTCAACAAGTTGTTTTACTCTATCAGGAGTCACAGAAGAAACCGCGCTACCTATAGTTTCCATAGGGAGTACTGAGCGAAGAGCGCCAGTAATAGGAGAAGTAGCCATCTGTGTCATACCAGCTAACTCATTAAGCGTACCATAACCAATGTCTGCTGCTGTTTCTCCAGAAAACAAGGACTCTCTAGGTCTAAATAACTCTTCCTGAGAGGCTTGGTATTTATCTTGTCCTGCTCTAAAGTCCTCTGCAATATTACTTGCTACTGCTCTTATGCCTTTAGCAGGAGAAATAGTAGCTCTGTTTTCCCTGCTCATCTGTGCTTCACGAGCACGAGTTGCGGCCTTCATTTCCCTACGTAATTTTTGAAAGTCACTCATCTTCTTTAGCTTCCTCTCGTGTCTGGTCAATGAGATCTACAAGAAGTGCTCTGTCCATCTCAAACTGCTTAAGCAAATAAGCTTCGTCTATGTTTCTTATTGCTTTGTCCATGCCTGACAAAAGTTCTGCATAAGCTTTAAGTCGTCTCTTAGGTTTCATCGCAAGGTACGTACCATAGATACCTAGTCCCGCAGCAGCAGTACCTAGAGCAGCTCCAGCCCCTCCTAAAGCAGCCACACCAGCAGAAGTAGTGGCAGTTAACGCAAGGGGTGTCGAAGGCAGATCCGCTACGTCCTTAGCTCTATCAAAACCCCTAGCCAACATATTACCTAACTCTTTTGCGCGTTTGTTGGTCATCGCGTCTAAGGCTAAAAAAGAGTTGTGTTGACGGTCCAAAAGGTTATGTAGTTTTTCACCTCTAGTGTTTGTCTTAAGCGTGTTGTTAAGAACGTTACGAATAGCTTTAGCGGCCAGTGCTCTACCAGAGGCGGACTGTGCGTCAAGCACAGTAGAAGAAGCTCTGCGTAACGCAAAGTCAAACTCACGCCGCGCCTTAAGTACGCCGTTAAGGTCTGTACCGTGTTTTTGCACCAGTTCTAAAGCAATCTCCCCCAGCTCAGCGGCAATCTTTTGTGCGTCCCCTGTAGCTATACGAAACACAGGGTCTTGTTTAAACTCAACTATTGCCCCAAGTAGGTCTTCTGTTAGCACGTCAGTGTCAATGGCTTTGTTCTGAGCTATAATCATGTTGTCTACGGCTTGTGCAGAGGACGAAATGTCTTTCTGTACGACACGGTAGTTGTACGTATAGGAACGCTTAGGGTTTATCTCTTTTATGTCAGCCAGTGTTTCAATGACGTTTTGGTCTCTAGCATTGGGTTGCCACTCTCGTCTACGAAGGAAGCCTACTTCTTCTGCTACAGCGTCTCCGGGTAACATTTCTGGCTCGACCAATTTAGTCGTGCCTTTTACTCTGTCTTCTCTAATTGCCTCACGAGATGCCTTTTGTGCGCCTTGGACAAGACTTTCAGGCAAACCAATGTCAGGCATGTCAGGACGTGGGCTAAACACCGCTTGTACATCAACAGCGGTTTCAAACTTTTCAGCGTTTGCTGGGTTTTTAGACGCCCAGTCCTTATAAAACTCATAGCCCTTAGATGCGGCACTAGCGGCTGTTTTAAAAGCCTCAGTATTTTGAACCTGAGCAAACAAATCTTCAGCACCTTCTTTAACTGACTGTGGTAACATCCCACCTATATAACTACTAAGTACGGCACCACCTGCTCTAGCAGCTTGAGATACAGCAACACCAGCTACTTTAGGTATGTCTGTTGGGTCTAATTCTTGACCTACAATTCTACCGGCTCTGCGCTGAAACTCAGGTCCAAACTGCTCTACCTCACGCCCTAGTGTTTCTCTAGCAGCCATTTCAGGAGCAAACGCTTGCTGTGGTTGTTTCATAGGTCCAAACATTTCGGCAGCTTGTGTAGCTAATTCATTAGCTGATTGTTGGTCTCCTGCAGCTAGCGCACGGTCAATAGCAGCTTTATACTGTTCTTGAGTGTATTGCATAAATACCTCTTATTGTAAATAACTTCTAGCGGCTTCTGAAAGACCTGCTCCGGTAGGCGTTTGAGTAGGGCCTTCATCTACAAAAATATTACCGTAAAGCGCTAAAGAACCTTTGTTGGCCTCGCCTAATTCTTTTTCTACACTAGTTCTAAGGCTTCTATAATTTTTAATGGTGCGTTGTGAGCTAGCTTTGATTACACCTAAAAGACGCTTTAGTGCTTCACTGTCAACAGTAATGTTACCTGCTACTACTTTTTGCGCATACTCACGGTCAGCGTCTGATAAACCCGTACCAGCACCTAAGTTAGTTATGTATTGCGCTACGCGTCTACCTGACTCTGCAATATAAGACTCTGTATCAGCAATAGTAGAAGGATCAACAACGTCAACACCAAAGGCACGAGCGTATCTAGCAATGTTTAATTTAAGTTCTGCACCAGCACCTGTAAACATATTGTCAATTGTTGGTAGTGTGCGGTTAACTGACCCAAGGGCGTCTGCCGCAAGTCTGGCGTTGTCATGTGCTTCAGCAAAGCGTTTAGCACCTACTTTAGTTAGTTCATCCGCCATACCTGAGGCAATAGTTTCTACACGTTGTACCTGAGGAGGTGCCTCTTGTAATCCTAACGTACTACTGTCTACCCACTTTTGTTGGTCATTGTCCCACACGCGCCCAGCTTCGTTAACACGGAATAAACTAACTTTGTCGTCTTTTATATAAGGCTCAAGCTTTCCTTTTTCACCTGAAATGTAATCATTAAAGACGCTGTCACGAACTGTTCCTAACTTAAGCTCGTCAAATAAAGCAGGTGATATACCAGCAGCGTTAGCCATTCGTCTACGTACTAAAGGATTTTGCGTAGGTTGACGATCAAGCTCCGTCTTACGAATTTCTTTAGCAATGTCTTTAAGCTCTTCTTTATCTGTTACACCTTCAATACGCGTAGCTAGACTAGACATTCCCAAAGAAGTAGCCGCAGCAGCTAGATTTGTTTTACGCGTATTAAAGTCTGTTTGCGCCGTAACTTGCGCTCCTAACTGACGTGCTGCTTGTTCATACTTTACAGCATTTTCAATGTCGCCTTGTTGACGGTAAAACTGAGCTAACTGAAGAAGACCTTGGGGCGAGTTTGTATCAATTTTAGCTACTTGCTGACGCATTTGTTGAGTCTGTTTCATTTGCTGTAACTGACCCGGAAGTTTTGCTGCTTGTTGTGCAGCAGTAAACAACCCCTGACCCATTGCAGGGTTGGCCATAGCCCTTAGAAATTCTTGTGAGTACTTAGCCATTATTCACCTCCGGGGAAAAACTGAGAAAGTTGCGAAAACAAACCAGCATAAGGGTTAGACTGCTGTGGTGTAAACGCACCAGTCAATAGTCCTGATCCAATTTGACCCAAGAGATTTGCTCTAGCTTGTTCTGATATCAACTGTGACTCAAGACCAGACATAGTAGCTTCACCAAACAAGTTAGCACCCTGACGTTGAAGAAGGTTCTGCAAACCAGCAAGCTGTTGAGAAGGCTGTGTAGCCGCAAGAAGCTGTGTCTGAGGAACATAACCAGCACCTAAGAACTGTTGTCCAAGCTGTGCTTGTTGCATTTGCTCTTGACGTGACTGCTGTGCAGCGCCTAGTCTAGCTTGGGCCATAGCCTGTTGTTGTGCGGTTTCCATAGCAAGTTGCTCAGGAGTTCCACCAAACTGTGAAGTACGTACACCAAGGCGTCCTTGTGCCGCTAGACGTTCTTCAAGACCTAGACGTTCCATACGTTCTTGAGGAGAAGTAGCTGCTCTAATCTGATCGTAGATCTCTTGTTCACGAACCGCAGGATCAGCAGTAGCGCCACCAAAGAACTGACCAGCACCTCCAAACAACTGTTGTTGCATAGCTTGTTCTTGAGGAGACAACTGCATACTTGTCATAAACTGACCAGTAGCAGGATCAACCTGAGTACCAAACTGTCCACCAGTAGCAGTAGCCACAGTAAACGGTTTGAACTGAGTTTGCTCTAGTTGTTGTTGTGCTAGTGCGTCAGCAGCGGTTCTAGCTTGCGATCCTATGTCACTAAGACGACCGTAAGATTCTCCTGTAAGCAGACCACCAAGAAGACCGGGGAGTAAAACACCGGGCTGAGATATGTAGTCACTAAGGCCGCCTAGAAAGTCAAAGAAGCCTCCAGTCGGATTAGCAAACCCTTCTGTTTGAGAATCGTCTATCATGTCGTCGATAGATTCTGATGAATATCCTTCAGCCATTAGTAAGTACCTCCATCAATAGTTCCTGTTGACAGCGTACCGTTAAATGTCAATGCAGGTATTGTTACTGTCCCTGTGAATGTTGGTGATGCTGTGTCTGCCTTCGTAGCAATAGCTGTAGAGATAGCGTCAAACTCCGTCTCAAACTCAGCGCCTTTAATGATTTTACCGCTGTCTCCAGAAGGTAGACTGTCTTTAGCGGCAAAGTCAGTAGTTTTACTGTAGTTGCTCATAGTACTTTACCTTTTAAAACTAATACGTTAATTTCTTGTAGAGACAATGCAAAACCATTAATGTCTGCCTCCAGACCTATGTTGATAACTCCGCCACCACCAGTAGCGTTAACTGCTCTACGTGACGTTAGTTCACCACCAGTAAACTCTGCCACGTTAAACTCGCCCTCGTTGTAGAAAGCAGGTTGTTGGTTTCCTACAGTAAACTCTGCAGTTCTGTAGAATGTGTCGAAGTCATAGGCCCACTTAAGAAACACCGTAGCACTATTAGCGCCTACCAGTGTTGGCCTGATCTTCTTGACTCTTTTTAGCATAGACGGGTCACCAAAGGTCAACCCCGGACTGTAGTACTTAAACCTGTACTTTGTTCCGTTGTCGCTGTAACCTGTGTACTCGCTAATACCTTCTGTAGTGCCTATGTACAGCTTACCGTTCTCAAGCCTACCATAAGACGTAAAGCCAGTACCGGGCCAACGAGTAACGCGATAAGAACCGTTTTCTAGTGTACCCCTCACGTCAAAACAGTAGGTTACGTTTTGATTTACAAAGGTTAGTAAGTAGAAACCTTCTTCTGGACTATAGACAGTTCTGTAAAAAGAAATCTCATTTTGCAACAGGTTTATAATATCTTTAGTAATGCTGTTAGATAAACTAGTAATAGGCATTGACTTTTCTTGTATTGTCCTACCAAAGCTCTTTAGCCCTGTATGTGACAAGAATAATACATCAGTACCTGTGTACTGCACAGTGTCTCTGTCAACACAACCAACCCCTGCTACAGTATCTGCTAAGGCCATCGTGGCTGGGGCTTGAGCATTATTATAAACAACAATACTGTGTTTACCAAAGATAATCAAAGCGCCGTTGTGTGCCGCCAGCGCTACGATTTCGTCATGACCGTCAGGCCATACTTTAGAAATGTCAATAGAGCCGCTAGTACCGCCAGACCAGTCGTGACCAATTAAAAGATCAGACCAATAGATAGTAGACTTATCAGCACCAAAGTCAGCCGTCCAGAGCCTTCCATAGGCCGCTAGGACCTCGTTACCGTACATAGCACTAGTAACACCAGCCGCACCAGAAACGCTACTGAGCGTGACTACAGAGCCTCCTGCGTTGTCATAGACTAAAGGTTGGAAGCTACGCTGAAAGAAATAGATTTTGTCGTTGAAATTAACCATCTTCCAGTTGTCAGCATTAATTGTATAACTACCGGGAGTTTCATCAGCTAAGGTTGTAGTACCACTAAGGATCTTATTGTTACCAACAGAAAATACTTTAGTGTTTCCAGCGTCGTCTTTAAATTCTTTAATAGCCCTAAGAGCAGCCGTGCCTAATGCAGTTTTGTTTGTTGTAACAACGTCATGGCCTTTACGTGCAGCAATACGTCCACGCTTGTCAATTACAGCGTTGTCTGCAATCTCTGCAAACGAAGGGTCTTGCTGCAACGGAGAATCTTCTGTATTGATTCCCTTAAAGGCCGGTGCAACAAGATTGATACTGTTAAGTTGTTGTGCCATAGTTTACCTCAAGGGGTATAGAAGATTGTTTCTTCTGGATGCTTCTGAGCGTCTAAGGCAATAGCGTCAGACATATAGTTCTCAGCAATCTTAAAGTATTCAGGAGCAGACGTACCTCCAGTCTCCCCACGTTCACGGGCTAACAAAGCAATAGCTAAGTGTAACACGGGCATACTAGGTACTGTAAGTCGGTCATCGTTAGCGGACAAGTCGCCCGTTCTTTTGACACAGTTAAACCGAATGGTGTACTCTTTATCAGGAATTGGGTAGATGTCAATCTGAGTGTCACCGTCACTATCAACACCATTGTACGTGTAGTACTTAGGAGCACTCTTACGAGCATCAGAAATCAAGTAAGCTTCATCAAAGAATGTCGCTGTTTGGTACTCCATAAACAAGTTAGCAGTGTCGTTGATAACATTTAAAGCTTTAATCCTGTTCTGACTACCAGTTAGTACGTAGTTAAAAACATCAGCAGTAGTTGTAATTGTTAATGTAGTACGCAACGCCGACCAGTCCCAAGAGTCTTCTATAGTCCTTTTAGCGTCATTAACAAAATCACCTACCATTTTACTATAGGTGCTGTCTTGTACAGACGTTACTTCGTCTTCACGCATCCTACGTAGTACATTGTTTACTAAATTTAAATACGTCATACTAACATTCCTGGTTTTTTACCGCCCATGCCCATTGTTAATAACCTGTCAACTTCTTTATTGTAGTCCATTGATTTTGTTTCTACTGGCTTTACTTCTTGAGGTGCATAGTCAAATGTTTCTTTAAATTGTCTAAAGGGCCTAGCAGCAGGACGTGAAGCACCGCCACCGCCAAGACCTGCAGCACCTAGTGCAGTAAGAAGCCCTGTACTAGACATAATCAAGTCTTCAACACTCTGGACTTCTTCCCCTATTCGAGTTTGTCCTGTAAGTATTTCTTCTTGTCCAGTTTCTAAACCACGGACTCCTTCGCCTAGGTTTGTTGTTAAAGTAGCAAAAGCTGTGTCTATGTCTTCTTGTCTTGAAATACCAGTAAGAGCAGAAGACAACAACTCGTCTACTTCTCCGCTCCTTAATGTGTCGGGTATTAAATCAGAGATTTGATTTAGCTGGTCTTCTGTAAAGTTAAACTCTGACAGAGCAGTTCTTACGTCTTCTGCTGTAGCAAAACTTAAACCGCCTATTGCATCAACAATAGTAGTTGTAGCATCATTTAAGTCAGTACCTAATGCAATACCAGAAAGAGAATTAGTTAAGGACTCATTGAGTTCTGCTAAAGTTAAACCTTCAGGAATTACACCAGCAATTTGATCTAGCTGTTCATCAGTAAACCCATATCCAGATAATATTGTTCTAATGTCGTCTGGGCTTGCAATGTCAAGTCCACCAACAGCATCAACAATAGTGGTTGTAGCGTCGTCTAAATCAGTACCTAATGCAATGCCTGATAATGCTGTGCTTAATGCGTCATTTAAATCTGTTAAACTTAAATTTTCAGGAAGCGCTCCAACAATCTGCTCAAGTTGCGCGTCAGTAAAACCAAAGGAGTCTAGTGCATCAATAATATCTTGAGGTGTTGCTAAACCTGCCGCTGATATCGCATCTGTAACATCTTGAGGTGTTGCTAAACCTGCATTAGTAAACGCATCAGCAATGTCTTGAGGAGTAGCAAACCCAGAAGCTTCTAAAGTAGTTCTTAAGTTTTCTGCTGTTAGTAGGTTAGCTTCTTCAAGCGCTGTTGTAATGTCATCAGGAGTAGCGTAACCAGCGTCAATAATACCCTGTAAGATTCTTTGCTCTGATTCTCCTAGTACGTCACTAAAGAGATCTGCAACTGAAGTATCATCAGTAGGATCATCGTCAGTATCAATATCTGTTGTATCTGTTGTGTCTGTTGTGTCTGTTGTATCTGTTGTGTCTGTTGTGTCTGTTGTGTCTACTTCCCGCAGGTCCTCTTTATCAGGGTCTTCAATCATCTGTGGGATTTCAAAGTAGTCGTCTAGTAAAAAGTCGTACTTTGACTCATCATCCATTAACTTCCAGTCACCGGGAATTATACCGCCTTCTTCTTCATAACGGGTTCTTAAGTCCGCAAGAGAGTACTCATAGATGTCTTCTTCTAATGCATGAAACGAAAGGTCATCTAACAGTGACTGATACGTACCGGAGTCTATAGTTTCTAAACCAGTGTTTTCTAACTGATCTTTGGTGTATTCTCCGTTTAACTCAAAGTCAGTTTCTTCGCTTTCTGCTAACCGGAAGTACTCGTCTGTTTCGCTGTTAACAAAGTAGTTGTCACCTCTGTTGGTGAACATAGTATTCGGATCAACTTCTGTGTCTACTTCTTGCGTAAGAGGAAGTTGGTCTTCTGTTGCTGTACCTGATTCTACTAAAACATTGCGTACTGAGCCGTATACAGCACTGCTTACGTTTTCTATTAAAATACCGCCAAGCCAGTCAGGAATACCTGAAGGAAAACTACCAGAAAAAACACCAGCAATAATAGTTCCTGCTTTGGTTGGATCTGCAATAGCTCCGGTAATTTGACCAAGAACTTCAGTTAAAATTCCTTCCTCACCAAATATTTCATCAACTAAATCGCCGCCAGCACCAACAATAACTTGACCAATACCACTTAATATTTCCCCTAATGTTTCTCCGTCTTCTATTTCATCGCCAATACTACCAGCAATTTCATTAACTTTGTTTATTGCTTCTCCTACTGTCGGCAAAAAGATAACGCCAGCAGAAGGCATCCAGTCAGGAAGGGATATGCCGGGAATATAAGGAACTAAATCCCTAAGAATACCTTCAATATTCTGTAAAATATTGCCTGTTGTTATAGTTACACCAGAACCGCCTGTAATTACAACTGTTTCTGGAGAACCGGGAGGTGTTGCTGTGGAAATAGGACCACTAGCAAACTGCAAAGCTCCTTGTTCAAGAACCATAAGAGTTAATGGATCAGGAGTTTCCATATTTTTAAAAGATGCAATGTCCCCAGAAGATAAAACATCTGCTATTTCTTGTGCATTAGTAACAGATTCTTGATATATAACAGGAAGCTCTTCTAAAAAATAATTACGAAGTCTAGAGTCATCTCTTAAAATTTCTGGAGGAATATCATTAGCACGACCAAGGATGCTGTCCAAAATCATCTGGAAAACATCCTCATCAATATTAAATTCTGGAACCGGTCCCCTAGGGTCTTCTTCAGTTTCATCAGACCTTAAGAAATTATCCCTAATAAATTTTTGAAACTCCTCTTCTTGTAAGGTTCTCTTTACAAAGTCAATAAACTCAGGGTCTGTTATAATAGGTCTATCATTAGATCCTGTCAGCCTTTTTTCAGTAGGTTGTAATGCCATCTATTTTTCCCTCGATACGCCCTTAGTCTTTTCATAAGAACGCATTGCACCAAGACCAA